ATAAATGGAAAGATGCTAACCAAGGATGGGAAGAAAATGAAAACCTTCAAAATCAACTAACTAGTCTAGTTTTTAACTCCATGACTCTAATAGAACAAGATGAAAAAGAAATGAACAAAATTGTTCGAGCAATTAGCAAAAATACATATATTACACATGAAATTAAACAAGAATACAAATAATTATTTAATATAAATAAATAATATATGTTTTGTAAATATAAAAATATATTTGGTGAAGCAAAAAAAGGTGTTCATAGATTTAGAATATTCAATATAGCTATAGTAGATGTAATTGCCACTATTTTTGTTGCTTATTTAATTTATTTAGCTTTTCCAAAATTTAATTATTTTTGCATTTTATTTTTACTTTTTATATTAGGTATAATTTTACATCGTTTATTTTGTGTTAGAACTACCATCGATAAATTACTATTTCCATAAGTATTACAATTAAATACAATAAAAAATAAATTATTTTATTTAATTACAATTACAATTATCTAATATATCTAATTACTTATGCTGTCTTCTTTACAATCTTCTTAACAATCTTCTTCTTCTTTGGAGCGTCATCTACTACTGAAGCTACTTCTTGCTTGACATCCTCTTCACCATCCGAGTCAACAACAGCAGTCTTGTTGATAGGCTCATCACCATCTACATCCTCATCCTCATCTTCCTCACTTACCTTCTGAGCTTCCATTCTTGCCTTATCTTCACTACTTAGGAAAATATGACACTTACCCTTCATAGTCTCTCTAGGCTTTACAACACCTTGTAGTAGCTTCCATGTAATACCAAACTTACCATTTGCAAACCAAAGACCACCACATTGTAGAACAACAGCTACATGTGAGCCCTTACCAATCAAGTCCTTAGGAGTAATAGCAGAACCATCTGGGTCTGGGAAAATAGCTCGTTGGTCTAGATTATAAAGCTCAGTCTTCCATTCACCCTCCCAATAAGGAATCTTTACCTTAAGAGTAGGTGCTCTTGTAGTATCAGGTTCAAGAGTGTTCTTGTCCTTAGGATACTTCAACATAGGAGTCCACAAAGCATCAACAGCATCCTCGCTCATCTTTGCCTTACCAAACCACTCCTTTGCATTTGTAATTGCATCTTCCTTTATCTTTTTTTCAAGGTCAATCATATTATTCATAAAATTTGTAGTATCTTCCTTAGCATATTCATCACTAGGAAATTGAAGAGCCATGTCATATGAAACACGACCAGTTTTATCATCCACAAACTCGTTGATTCCCCAAGTCAACATAAGTGGAGTAGAAATATAAGTTGCTGTATTATTAGCAGCATTCAAAATACCAACACTCTTACCACCTCTGGCATCCACCTTAGGCTTGGAGTATTTAATATCAGAAGAAGGGGTAAAATCAACACCGGAAAGAATAGTCTTAGAACTTGCCATACTGTATATATAGTTTAATATATGAGCCATTCTTTAAATCAATTTTTTTTTTAATAAATAAGAAATTAAATTAAATTCAGGTCTACCTACATGGATGTAACGGCTTTTAATTATGATTTATTTTATTTGAGAAAAATATTTAGGAGAAATAAATAGAGTGAATAAATATGAATAATTATAAATGTATATAATGATTATGAAGGAGAGAAATTAATCAATAAATAGGATATAAATAAAATTTATTAACATATATTAATGGCAAAGAAACATAATGTGAATTCGGATAATCTGAAAGATTTAGTATTTGAAAATATATCTAATACTAAAAAAAAATTTAAAATAAAAGATGATGAGTTTAAAATTCTTAAAATGAATGAATTTGAATTATTAAAAACCCATCAATTTAAAGTAAATCAATTAAAAGAAATATGTAATTATTATCAATTAAAAAAGTCTGGAAATAAAGATGAGTTAATTAATAAAATATATAATTTTTTGAAATATTCTCTCTATGCTGTAACAATCCAAAAAGTCGTAAGAGGGCAATTATTAAAACGATTTATTAAATATGGTGGTAAAGGATATATTAAAAGGAATTTATGTATAAATGACACTGATTTTGCAACATTAGAAAATATAAAAGAAATACCTTTTAATCAATTTTTTAGTTGGGAGCAAGGAGATTGTATATATGGATGTGATATCATGTCATTTTATGGTTTAATATATAAAAAAAATTATATTGGACAACAAACAGAAGCAGTAAATCCATATAATAGAGAGAAAATAGAAAAAAATACAATTGAACAATTTAAATATTATTTAAAATTAGGAAAAATTAATAAAATAGAACAAGAAAAAGAAATTATTGAAGAACCAATGGATCCTAAAAAACATTTGGAAATGAAAATTATTCAATTATTTCAATTTATTAATGAATTAGGAAATTATTCTGATTCTTCTTGGTTTTTAAATTTACCTCTACATATGCTAGTAATGTTTATAAGGGAATTATATGATATTTGGCATTATAGAGCCCAATTAAGTCCTTCTATGATGAGAGAAATTGTTCCACCTCACGGCAATCCATTTTTAGGACTTCAAATGCATTTAGCTCAACACCAAAATGAGGATTATTTAAGAAAAAGTGCCTTTAGAATAATGGATTATATGGTTAAATCAGGTCATACAAATGATAATCGATCTTTAGGAGCTTATTATGTTTTAGCAGGTCTTACATTAGTAAGTCAACCAGCAAGAGATGCCCTTCCATGGTTGTATCAATCTGTTGCTTATAATAATTCTTAAAAAATGATTCTTTATAAAACAAATATATTTAGGAATTATTTATGACTGTATCCAATCATAAATAATATATATATTGCGTAAAAACACTTAAAAAGATATATCTAAGTAGTGTATAATGGCAAGAACCAAGAATTCCACCACTGCTCCTTCCGCTAAGACCTCTAAGGCTAAAAAGACCACTGAGACAATTGAGACTGCTCCTGCTACTCCTGCTCCTGCAGTTGTAGCTGTAGCTGATGAGTCAGCTGTCCCTGCTGAGTCAACTGTTTCTGTATTTGATCAATTTTCTGAGTTTATGGCTAAACTTCAAGCTGTAAGTGCTCAAATGTCCTCTCTTCGCACTGAGTTCCGCACTCTTGAGCGTCAAGTCAGCAAGGACCTTAAGGCTGCTGCTAAGGTCAACCAAAAGCGCAAGAGAAAGTCCGGAAACCGTGCTCCTTCCGGTTTTGTTAAGCCTACTCTTATTTCCAACGAGCTTGCTGCTTTCCTAGGAAAGCCTGAGGGAACTGAGATGGCTCGCACTGAAGTCACTCGTGAGATTAATGCTTACATCCGTCAACACAGTCTTCAAGACAAGGAGAATGGTCGCAAGATTATCCCTGATGCTAAGCTAAAGGGTCTTCTTAAGCTCAAGAAAGGTGATGAACTTACCTACTTTAATCTCCAAAAGTATATGTCTCCTCACTTTGCTAAGGCTGCTGATAAGGCCGTCACCGCATAAACAAATAAAAAATTAATAAATTTTGTTAATTAGCTCATACGATTTAATTAACAAATATAAAATCCTCTTTTTCCAATATTGTTTTTAAATTACTTATATTTATATTACTATTAATAATTTTTGTTTTTAAACAATTTTTTAATTCAGGTACATTATCTAAATTAAATAATCTCATAATTTCTCTCACTTCTATACCATTAATATAATCTGTATTTTCTTCTAACCAATTTAAAAAGTTACTGTCTTTCGATTTTTTATATCTCTTGAAATATTTTAAGGTTTGTGATAAATTATTATTACTATTATTTATATTATAATCTGTTCCTGATATGACACAAATACTTTTAAAATCATTGAAACTCATATCCAATTCTATTAATATATTTTTCATGTCATATAAAATTACTGTCTTATTCAGTAAACTTAAATAACGCAATACTCTCTTACATCCATATACAAACAGATCCATATCTTCACTTAAACACGCATAAGCTAGATTTTTATTTACCATTTTAGCGCATAATTTATCAGCTTCTCCTGGTGCATCTATATATGATACTCCTAATGATTGAATTAATAATTTTACATTTTCTATATCAGTATGATGTAACCTTATAAACTCCTTTTTTAATTGAATCATATCTTCTTCTATTTTTTCCTTATTTTCTTCTTCTTCATCTTGTAATTTATTTTCCAACTCTTTATACTTCTCCTCTGCTATTTTTTTATTCTGTTTTCTCTCTTTTAATAACTCTTCTTTTTCTTTCGGAGGCTTTCCATCAAATATAAACAACGGAACTATATCATTCATTCTTAATATTCCTATCATTAAATATATATTCTCTAATAATGCATTCTCCCCCAAATATCTATACATGTATATACTCGTATCTATTACTATTTTTTTTCCTGATAACTCATTCAAATTTATCTTATTTATTGATTGTTTACAATTTTCTTGTAAAAATCTATTTAAATATTTGATTCCCATTTTTTCTACTTTATATACATAATTTTATACTCATTTTTTATATTCAATTTTAAATTAATTATAAAATAAAATTGAATATCACAAATACTTTTATTAGTATTTAAAAATAATATGAGCTACTCACAACGACAATTGTTAATTAACGAGAGAGAAAAATGTTCTCTTACTATTGATTTTGATGAATGTTCTAGAGCATGGAGAGAAAATAAAAATGTATTAAAAAATGGAATGTTTTCCTATAAAAAAGAAAAACAAAATTGTTGTCATGTTGAATGTGACGGAACAAAATGCAGAAAAAAAAGAATCATAAATTCTAATTATTGTGAAAAACATTATTAATTCATAAAAATTTCATTCATATTTAAATATGTCATTCTTAAAGAATCATCAATATTAGATTCTTTATCTGACATTGCTTTCTCCATTTGTTTAATATTTTGTTTTAAAAATTTATCTGTTTTACAATTACCTATTAATTCAATATATTTATCCACATTTCCGGGGGTCTTTTTAAACATTAAAATTATATTATTATTTTTTTTACACCATAATATAAAATCTCCAAACCTATTTAATAATAATCCACTTATAATATAATAACTAAATACTGAAGATTTCTCTCCATATAAATGATTACATATTTGTATATTTTCCTCCTTTTTCTCTGTAATTAATTTATAATTTAAATCTTGAAATTTTAATATTTTTAACATTTGATATAAGGAATGAAATGCTTCAATCTTAATATTTAAATAAAATTGTGCTTTAAAATATTTATTTCCAGGTTTTTGTTGATCTGATAATGAAAAATAACTATAAAACATTGTATTTATAATTCTAGCCCATGTTTCACAATAACTTTCATATAAATTAAATTCAATATTTACATTAAAATGTTCCTTCAACATTCTATTAATAGATGATAAGTTCATATCTGAAAAATCTAATCCAAAATTATGAAATGTCTCATGAATAAATACTTTAAACCATTCTTCTTTCCTATATAATACTATTTCAGTAGTTTGTTTACATCCAGTTGTATATCCTGTATTAACATGCTCAGTAGCTAATGTTATTAATTGATTATTTGGTAATTTTTTCTTAAAAGGAGTAAAATAAATATATAAATCTAACTGCTTTGAACAAGATTGAAGTGAATAATGATCAATTATATACATCCACATATAAATCATTTGTATTTGCTTATTTATTACAAATAAATCTTCCTTTTTAACTTCATGAAATATTATAAAATTAGTTCTTATTTCTCTCCCCTTAATCTTACAATTAAAGTGTAAATTATATAATGAATTATCATTAATATATCTTTGTATTTCTTCAGGAAAAAAATATGAGTCATTCATAGTAGATTTTGGAATGTCTGTAATCTTGGAAATTTTAGATATATTGTATTTAAAACATGGCCCTTTTTTCCGCTTCTTTGTATAAATGTCTGATTCTTCTAATAAATCATAAAAATCATCTAATATCACATCTATATCTTTCATATGAAAATAATTATCATTGAGGTCTTCTGAAAATAATTCCATTTATATTATAAATAGAGTTATTTTTAATTATATTTAATTATTCTTATATTCTTTTATCAATTTACTCCTTACCAACATTAATGTATCGCTACTTTTAGGTGGTGCTGTTCCCTGGAAATGTAACAATTTACTTCTATATGTATTTAACAAAATATTTTTCATTTCCTCGTTTTGAGAGAATTTTGCATTTAAAGCACTTTCTAAAGCTTGTTCATCTTTTCCTCCAAAGAAATTAGGGTCTATTTTTATATCTTTTGACCTTAATACATCCCCTTTATGTTTTCCTGTTTTCGAAGCAGCTGCTTTAGCTAAAAGTATATCTTTTGAGATTTTAGATTTACTATCTAACGAAAATAATAAATAAAATTCCGGATTAGTATCTTTAAATTTTGCAGCATTAATATAATGTTCCACTGAATACCATTTATGTCCATTTAATTCAAATTCACTCGGATATTCATTGTCTAGTTTTTTTCTCCAATCTGCTATTTCAGCCAACTTTGAAAAATCTTTTTCTTTCCCAAAAGGTATCATTTCTCCTTTCCCTTTGCCTGGTAATGGTTTATTATTTGATTTAATATAATATTGAAATACTATATCCTTATCATACAAATTATTTGATTCCTCTATAATCTCTACTTCTTCTGGCTCTATTATTCCCAAATCATTATTGAATTTTTGAAATTGAGGTATTATTTTATACGGTCCAGACTCTCCTCGTAAACAATTCTCTGATATTAATAATTTTATTTTATGTGGTATCTCCGAAAAATGAAATATTTTATGATTTTTATATGTGATTAATTTATAATGGTATCCTGTATAATCTGCTAAAATATAATATTGTGGCTCAAATACTCCCTCTTCTTTCAACTGATTATCTATTAGCTGACCACATAATAATACATTTTTAGTATCTTCCTCTTTCCAAGCTTCACTACTAAATAAAATTAATTTAATTTTCAATATTCTCTCTAAAGTAGAAATAGCCCAGTCATCTGCCCAAAATTCACAAGTCTTTATCACTTTTTTAAAATCCTCAAATGAATTTACTTTTTTCATAATCCTGAATTCTGTCAACATTTCTTTTGAAATTTTAACCTCTCCCTTTAATCTTTTATATGTTTCACTCACATGTTTGGCTTGTTCGACTATTGATTTTTGTTCATCTCTATCTTTTGATTGTTTTAATCTGTCTCTTAATTCATTATTTAATTTATTTAATTGTTTCATTTTTATATCTGTATCATGTATTGAACTCAAATACATTTCATATTGTTCTTTATAGTTTTTATATATATCTTCATTCACATTTTCAGCTAGTTTTTTCCTTAATTCTGCTACCGATACATCTTTATCTACACTTTTTAAAGCATCTCTTATTACTGCAAATAAACAATCCCCTCCACCTTCATTGTCTTCCAAATTATAATTATTACTTTTAAAATATTCTTGAACCCATGGATTTGATTTATCAAATACATATTCTTTTAATTCTTTTTCTACTTGAGCAGTATCTTGTATTGGCAATTCATATTGTTTTTCCTCTTTCTCTTCTTCCTCTTCCTCTTCTTCCTCTTCCTCTTCCTCTTCTTCTAGTTCCTTTTTTTCAGTTACATCTTTACTATTCAACGATTCTTTTGAAACCTTCTTTTGCTCAACAGATTTAAGTAATTCATTATTTACAAATTCAAATATAAGAGGTTTATCAATGAGATCTAAATCCAAATCTTCATCATCATCAATAACATTAGGAAGTTGTGATTCCAAAATTTCAAAGACACCAATTTGTTTATAAACTCTATCATTTTTAATTAAATAAATTGGATAAAAAATAATTCCTTGTTCAATAAAAGTATATTTAGATTGTCCTAAGGCAATAATAACATCTATTCCTAAAATATTATATTCATATTGACTAGCGTCATAATCTTTATCATCTAAATCAAGTGTTTTAAATTCAGGATAATTAATATTAGAATTTAATATAGATTTAACCATTATAAATTAAATATATATTTAATATTTAAATTTAAAATTTTTTATGAATTAAAAAAAATAACGAATTTTGAAAAATAAGAATCATTTTTCAATTCATTCATATAATGCCACATTCGTTTTCTATTATATACTAATTTACTATTTTCAGAATTATTTTCAAATTGAATAATTAACTGAATAAGCTCTTCTTTTTTTAATCTATTTTTGGGTATTTTATAATAATTAGTTATATGTTGCAACATTTTTACTGTATAATTTTCAAAATAATCAATATGTTGTGCCATTAAATTATCTTCTTCAAAGAATTGAAACTGAGCATGAAATTCTTTATCATTGAAAAAATTATCATTATTTAATATACTATCTATATCATTTAATTCATGTATATTACTATTTTCGTTAATTTCATATTTTAAATTATTTTCTTCATGAGCTTCCATCATTATTATATATTATATGATTATTTTTAATATATTATTTTTCTAATATTGATTTAATATCCATATGTTTAAACTTACATTTACTAGAAATACCTTTTACCTCTTTTAAATTAGCAGTGGAAATATCATTAATATAATCAATAAAATTAGTCCATTCAGAATTGTTTTTTATCATATTAATAGGAATATTTGAAATAACAATGAAAATATTTTCACCGATTTCGTCATGCTCCATTTTTTTATTTTCATCATTTTTATTTAAATTAATTCTTGAAAATAATGAAAATACAATGTTTTGAATCATGCCAAATTCAACAATGTTATTTTCATATAAATTACATAAGAATAAACTCATAGCTCTTCTTTTATCATTAACAATATTATTTTCACAAAATTTATCATAATCCTCATTTGGATCAAATACTTCAATATTTTCAAACAAATTCATATAATCTTTTAAATTATTATCAATAATAGTTTTAATGTAATCATATTTATCATTTAGATAACTACATAATTTGGCATATGTTTTACTATTAAAACTATTAGATGTAGCCATATCTAAGATAGTCATACCAATTTTATTAATATCTTCTGACTTGGTGATAGCTTCATCAAAAGAATCTAATTTTTCAGTCAATTTTCCAATAATAATATCATATGTTTTTTCAGTTAGTCTATTAATTAATGATCTAATAGAATCTATTTCTTTTTGTATTCCCTCAGATTTAATTAATTCTGTTTTTTGAAAATTTCTAATTGCTTCCCAATCTTCATCGTTTATTACATCTGTTGATTTCTTTTTCTTTTTAATAAAAGGCTTAGTGGATGATACATTATTAAATACAGGTGTTTTATCATAAGTAGGTGATGCGACTTGGTCTGCTAATGAATTAATCAAATCAAGTGTTTCCTGAGAAACCGATTTTTCTGATAAATTCCAACTTATAGTTTCAATTTCCTTTAAAGTGTAATACATCATAGCCATTATGTATATTTATAATATAATAATTTTTATATCAATTTTTTTATTATTTATTTATGAAGTGACTTAAATATTATATTATAATAAATAATATGGAATTTCAAGAAGCAAATAGTTGGGATGAATTAAATTTAAAGGATAATTTATTAAGAGGTATATATAGTTATGGATTTGAGAAACCGAGTCCTATACAGGGAAAAGCTATAAATCCTATTGTTGCAGGGAACGATGTGATAGCACAAGCTCAATCTGGAACTGGAAAAACAGGTGCATTTTCAGTATCATGTTTACAAAGAGTAGATGAAACAAAAAAAGAAATACAAGCATTAATAATGGCACCTACAAGAGAGTTAGCTATTCAAATACACAAGGTAGCTGATAGACTAGGAACTTTTATGACAGGATTAGAAGTAAAACTATTAATTGGAGGAAAATCGATGGACTCGGATACAATAGAATTAGAAACTAAACCGCAAATAATTGTGGGAACACCTGGCAGAATTCATGATTTAATCAGAAGGAAGAAAATAAATACAAAAACAATAAAATTAATGATATTAGATGAAGCAGATGAGATGTTATCTTCTGGATTCAAGGAACAAGTATACAATATTTTTCAATATTTATCTAATGATGTTCAATTATGTCTATTTAGTGCAACATTACCTTTAGAGATTCAGACTCTTACTGAGAAATTTATGAGAGATCCAGTAAAAATATTAGTAAAAACGGAAGCAATTACATTGGAAGGAATTAAACAATATTTTGTTGCAGTAGAAAATGATAATGTAAAATATGATACATTGAAAGATTTATTTTCACTTTTATCTGTTAGTCAATGTATAATTTATTGTAATAGTATTAAACGAGTATCAGATTTGGCCGAAGCATTACAAAAGGATGGATTTCCAGTTTCTTCTATTCATAGTGCATTAGAACGCGAAGAAAGAGAGCGTGCATATAAAGAATTTATATCAGGTTCAACAAGAGTATTAATATCTACTAATTTAACAGCTAGAGGAATAGATGTGCAACAAGTAAGTAAGGTAATTAATTTTGATATTCCCAAAAATATACATTCCTATATTCATAGAATAGGAAGATCAGGAAGATGGGGAAGAAAAGGAATGGGAATAAATTTTGTTACACGAAGAGATATAAAAAAGTTAAAAGAAATAGAACAATATTATGATACACAAATAGAGGAATTACCGATGAATTTTAATGATAATGCGTAAATCATTCATTAATTAATTAACTAAATTTATTAATGAGTAATAATTTTGAATTACCTATCTTTTATTTAGAAAACAAACAAAAATTAGATGAAAATATTAAAGAAGATTTAGAATTTAACAAAATAAATGAAACGAAAGAAGAGCGACCAAATTTACTAGAAAAAATATATAAACCACAATCAAAAATAGGTAAATTATATTTATCGAAACAAGGAGAATATTTTACAAATAATAAATTATATTTAAAACAAACCCAAGATATAATCAGTAAATTAAAAGAAAATAAATTACATGATTATTATATTAAAAAATATGACGAATTTTATGATTTATGGAATAAAATAAGACTAGATGAAAATTTTATTGACCGATATTATTACTGTGATGTGAATTTGTTTAAATTTTTAAATCATAATTCTTTATTTCTTCAAATACTTAGTTTATATAACTTATTTTCACCTATTTTATCTCTCTCCATTCCTATTTTAATGCTTATAGTGCCTTTTTTTATGTTAAAATTTTCAGGAGTAACTATAACAATGACATCATATTTCGAAGTGCTTCAAAATATATTTTCTAAACATGCCTTAGGAAATTTTTCAAATATAATGAAAGAAGTATCCTGGGAAAAAAGATTTTATGCACTCATTTCTATCGGATTTTATTTATTTTCTATTTATCAAAATTCTCTCGTATGTTATCGTTTTTATCAAAATTTTAAACAAATACACGAAGATTTGTTTGTTTTAACTGATTATATTAATATTACTCTTAGAAATATTGATGAATATTCTAATATTATTTCAAAACATAATACTTATGCTCCATTTTTTAATTGCATTCAAACTTATAAAGAAAAATTAAATACATTAGTAAATGATTTAAATAAAATTAATACCTTTTCTTTCTCTCATAAAAAATTTAATGAAATCGGATATGTTATGAAATGTTACTATGAAATTCATATTAATGAAGATATTAAAAATATGATTGAATATAGCTTTGGATTTAACGCATATATAGAACATTTACAAGGCATTCAACAATTATATAGAGAGAAATTAATTAAAAAATGTAAGTTTGGTAGAAAACTCAAATTTAAAAATATTTATAATGCTTATCTACTAGATAAAATACCTATTAAAAATAATATCATTTTTGATAAAAATATTATTGTAACGGGACCAAATGCTTCTGGAAAAACGACTATTTTAAAATCTATTTTATTTAATCTCATTTTCTCTCAATGTTATGGATTTGGATTCTATGATAATGCTACTATTCCTCTTTATAACAAAATTCATTGCTATTTAAATATTCCTGATACCTCCGGAAGAGATAGTTTATTCCAAGCCGAAGCAAGACGCTGTAAAGAAATACTTGACTCTTTTAATAATAAAGAAAAACATTTCTGTATTTTTGATGAATTGTTTTCTGGAACCAACCCTAATGAAGCATGTTCTAGTTCCTATGGATTTATAAAATACATGTTAAACAAAAAAGTGGATTTTATTTTAACTACTCATTTACATGAACTTTGCTATAAATTAGATAACTCTATTCTAAACCTAAATATGGAAGTTATTGAAGGCAATAATTTCACATTTAAATATTCCTATCAAATTAAACATGGAATATCCTCTATTAAAGGAGGTATTAAAGTATTAACAGATCTAAATTATCCTCCGGAAATTATTCACGATTCTTTATTATTTAGATCTAATTATTAATTTTTTTAACCATCTAATTTATATGCAATTTAGAAATTTTTTGGAACCACTCATATTACTTTGTCTATTCATTGCCACACTCGGTACCGGATATATTTTCATATTGACCATTTTATTCAAAAATGATAGTTATTCTGGATTCTATAATAGCTGGCAATTCCCTATGCTCTTGGCCATATTCATCGACGCCGCATTTTATAATAATATCGCTATTACTGGTTCCTCTCCACCACGCAGATATAAAAGTGCCATTTCTCACTAATACAAACTCTATAAATATTAATTTCAAATCTAATCATTAAATTCGTTTGTAATTATTTAAATTTATATATTAACTTATTAATAATGTATGAATTTCTAGCCCATCCTATAACCTTATTATGTTTAGGGACTATATTTATTTTAGTTGCTTTATTATTTTTTTATTTTAAAAGAACATTTTCCTTATTAGAACATGCTCAAATGCAACAAGCAAGAATATTACAACAATTTATTAGTAATATGGAAATGAATAGTTTAAGACATAACCAAATGCTACCAATGAATAATGAGCAAAATATTTCTCAAAAACCAAATGATTTAATTCATGTAAGTGATGACGAAAAATCTAACTCTATGAATGATTCTGACGAAGATAGTGATGATGAAGATAGTGATGACGACGACTCAAATGATAGTAACTCTATTATTGATATTCATGCAACAGAAGAATTAGACAATGGAAATATTAAAGTAATTCATCTTGATAACAATTTAGAAGAAATTAATGATTTAGAAATACAAGAATTAGATAATAACAATGACGATGACAATGACGATGACGATGATGACGATGACGATGACGATGATGATGATGATGATTCTTATAATAAAGAAGAGGAACAACCCGATTCTTCTAATGAAAAAAAAATAAATATTCTTCCTTTAGAACCAATTACTTTAGATAAAATCAAAATTGAAGAAATGTCTGTAGATTTTAAAAATATGAATGTAGCTGCTTTAAAAACACTAGCAACAGAAAAAGGTTTGATAAGTGCTGGTGATAAAAAAACAAAAAAAGAATTAATTAAATTGTTAGAAGAACATAAATAAATACATTTTCTCTGTTAGTATATATAAATGAGTTGGGGAACTTGCTATTCAGGATCAAATAATATTCATTTTGATTTTCCACCTATAATGAGTGATGGAAGAAATTTTGCCAAATGGCAACCAGGAGCAGTTATAAATCAACAAATCCGACAAGAAAACAATATAAAATCTAACTGGCAATATAGACAATTTTTAACTGAAAATGCTGATGCTATTATTAAAGCAAATCAAGTGGAAGCTTGTGATAATTGTTGCTATTGTCCTGCTATGAAAGTTGGAGAACCTATCTCCAATTCTCCATATTTATATACATCTTGTATGGAAAAATCACAACCTTATGGATATGACGATAGCAATTTAAAAAATTTATATTTATCTTCTTACCAATTACAATGCAGAATGGTTGCTCCTATTTTAACTCAAGAACAATATTTAAATCAACAATATCCTAATCCAAATTAAATTTATTTAATTCATAATTAAGTAATTAAATAAATAATCATGATATAAGTAATGAATATATTAAGTATAGATGTCGGTATAAAAAATTTAGCATTATGTTTAATTCATTTAGATGAAAATAATAATTTTGAAATAACTAAATGGGATGTAATTAACTTATGTAAAGAGGAAAAACAAACATGCAATTGCGGAAAAAATGCCTGTTATATGTTTAATAATAAATATTATTGTAAAAAACATGTAAATAACAGTAATAAACCGGTATTATGTAAAGAATTAGAAGAAAATAAATTAAAAAAAATTAAAATTAAAGAATTAAAAGAACTATTAAAAAAAGAAAATATTCCTTTTCCTGAAGATAACAGTAAACCTTTAATTATTGATTATTTAAATACCTATTTATCTAGTCATTTTCTTATGCCTTTTAATAATACTATTAAAACAAATGATCTAAGCTTAATAGAAATAGGGATTAATATGAAAAATCTTCTTGATGAACTATATCATAATATTAAAATTGATGAGGTAATTATTGAAAATCAAATTAGTCCTATAGCCAATAGAATGAAAACATTACAAGGTATGATAGCCCAATATTTTATTATGAATAATGTTTTTCATATAGAATTTATATCAGCAACTAATAAATTAAAAGATTTTTGTAATAATAAAAATACTACATATTCAGAACGAAAAAAAAAAGGTATAGAAATATGTGAAGAATTATTAATCAATAATGATAATTTAAGTAAAGATTTAGACAAATTTTTGAATCATAAAAAAAAAGATGACTTGGCAGATTGTTTTTTACAAGCTTTATGGTATTTAAAAGAAAAAAAACAAATTATATATAATTAATGTGTTTGATTTAAAATTAAAGTTTCTTATTTAATCATAATGGAAGAAATAATTGATATTAGTGATTTCGACTCTAGTAAAACAATTAATATTAATAATTCAATAGAAGAATTAGAGGAAATTAATGTAGGAGGATATAAATCATCCAACTTTGGTTATGGAATCGAATTATTAATGAATGATAAGAAGAAAAATTCTGGCAATTCAAAAGGACTATCATCTGATATTGATATAAATGATTTAAATAATTTAGAAGATGAATTAAATGATTTAACTTTACCAAAAAAAAGTATAAAAGAAGCTAGATCAAACATTTTTTCTGGAAATTTTAAATTGAAAGAAGATGATGATGATATCTCTAATCCTGATGAAAATAATATTGCTCCTGAACCTATTCATTTAGGACAATCTACTAAAAACCAATCACAAGAAGAAAAAAAAACCTGGGATGGCTATAGCAAATTTAATAATATTCCTATTAATCCAGATGTAACTAAGCCTCAAGTTGAACCCCAAATGTCAAAAGAAGAAATGTTAAAGGAAAAATTTAAATATTTACAAAAGCTTGAAGATTTGGAAAAGAAGGGTGTTAAGCTTACTAAAAAATATGATATGGAATCTAATTTACTTGAAATGAAAGGAGAATATGAAACCATTATTGCTGAAAAAGAGAAGAAAAATTCTGTCAAATTTCAAGGCAAAATGTTAATGGCTTGTATTACTGGTATTGAGTTTTTGAATAATCGATTTGACCCGTTTGATATTAAATTAGATGGATGGTCAGAACAAATTAATGAAAATATTGATGATTATGATGATATCTTTTCTGAGTTACATGAAAAATATAAATCTAAGGCATCCATGGCTCCTGAATTAAAACTTCTCTTCCAATTAGGTGGTAGTGCTTTAATGGTTCATATGACTAATAGCATGTTTAAATCAGCCATGCCTGGTATGGATGATATTATGAGACAAAATCCTGATTTAATGCAACAATTTACCCAAGCTGCCGTAAACACTATGGGACAGTCTAATCCTGGGTTAGGTGGTTTCATGGGATCTATGATGGGTGGTGGAAATATGCCACGCCAACAACCCGAATTTTCTCCTATGAATAATGGACCTCCTCCCGCTCCTATTGCTACTCAAGGACCTAATTCAGCCCCACCTCCAGTAAGACCTGGATATGTTCCTCTATCCAACAGACCTGATATTAATGCAAGTAGAGAAATTCCTGCAGCTGAACGAAGCAAACGACCAGAAATGAAGGGCCCTTCTGATGTTTCTCATTTGCTTGCTGGATTAAAGGTTAAAAAGACAAATGTAATAT